ACTTTGATTCGTTGACTTCGGTCGGCGGTACTCAAGGTGGAGTTGAAATTTCATGGGAACCAGATATGGTTGACATTGAAGTTGATCAGTACGGAGATGCTGCTAAAGTTATTCAATCAAAGGTTAAGGTGATGGTCAAGACGACTCTTGCTGAAGCTACTTTGAATAACCTTGCTATGTCATGGAGTTATGATAGCACAACTGGTGGAGCAGACATTATTTCTAATAATGATGGTGCTAACACTAGAACTTTCTTGTTCGGTGTTCAGAATGTTTATCCTTACGAAAAGGCTATCCAGATTGTTGGAAACGCTGTCGGTTCGGATGCTTCAACCACTAAGACACGTAAGTTTAATACAAAGCGAGCCATTTCTATGGAATCGTCAACAATCAGCATGAAGAGAGCAGAGGCAACAGTTTTCGCTGTTTCTTTCAGAATTCTTCCTGTTAGTGCTGACGTAGGATATGAATACGGCAAAATTATTGACCAAACGTGAAATAACTAATTATTTAAACACAAGAAGCCTCAGATGTGGTAAAATACATCTGAGGCTTTTTGCCGTTTATAACAAGGATGGATATGACAAACAAAGATTTACACGCAGGTCAGGAAATTGTTTTTGCTGATGGTAAGAAAAGAATTATTAAGCCTTTGACAATTAGGCAGCTTCGCAAGTTTATGAAGGTAGCTAATCAGTTGCAGGTTCGTTCCGATGCCGAAATGTCGGATGAAGATATTGACAAGATGGTTGAAGCAGCCTCTATTGCTTTGGCAAAGGTTGATCCAGAACTCGCTGGTGATGCTGATGCTTTGGAAGATATTTTGGATTTAAGGTGTTTCAGTTTGCTCATGGCTGCTGCTATGGGTAACGACCCAAATCTGTAAAGGAGGGTGATGGTGGAGAAGGCCTTGAGTGGTCTGACATTCCCCTCCTTAAATATGAAGCAGAACTCTTTGTAAGATGTGCTGCTTGGAAGAACATATTTGAATTAGAAGAACAATTAACGTTAGAAGAATTGTTTCTTTTATATAGAGCAGCCAATGATCAATTCACTATGAATCTTAAATCACAAGCTGCATCTATGGGTGCTGATGTTGATTGGGATGATGATTGGTATGATCCTGCACCGCCTAAGGAAATCCCGACATTAGGGGCTAGTGACTTTAGATTCTTGCCTATTGGTCTTGGATATGAAGCACCTAGTTGATTGCATTTTTATTAAAAAAATGGGATAATTAAACTTGGTGAATTATGGCTGAAAAAGTTGAAATTGATGTAATTCTTAAAGCTACTGGCGAAGAAGATATACAAAGATTATCGGCCTCTTTACGGTCACTAGTTCTTGCTGCGGATGGTAATATCCGCTCTGTCAGAAATCTTGATGCTCGTCAGCGTTCTCTTAATGCTGCTCTGGGTAATACAGGGTCTTCTCTTGGTCAGCATGCTAAATCAATGCGTCAATTGATTGCTAATCAATCTACTTTAAGCGCTGAAATTAGAAAGACAACATTAAATCTTAAAGGGCTGAAAGTTTCTTTAGCTAGCACTAATTCCCTTGGGATGGGTGGTCTTACTAAAGATTTAGCATTGGCTAATAAGAACCTTAAGAATATTAAGGCTAAGGCTTTGATATCTGATCTTAGAGGTGTCGGTCTTGAGATGCGACGATTGGGTAAAGATGCTCAATTCGTCGGTAGAAGTTTGATTATTGGTTTGACAATGCCATTGTTAGCATTTGGTAGGAAAGCTTTATCTGCTTTTTATTCTTTAGATAAAGAAACTATTAGATTAACTAAGTTGTTAGGCAGTCTAGGTCAGGCTGTCCCTGGTGCAAACGAAATTGCTGGTTTTAAGTCGCTTGGTGTTGAACTTGATAAGACTACAACACGCATGCAAGCTCTAGAAAAAGCAAGTCTGGCTATTAGCAATGAATTTGCTATATCAAGAGAATTAGTTACTGCTGTTTCTGGTGACTTTGCTGAACTTGGTATCAATGCTTCTGATGTTATTGCTGGGTTGACAAAGGTAACTGCTCAAGTTTCTCTTTTGGGTAACTTGGATGTCTCTGAGTCTCAGACTTTAACGCAGACAATGTTCTTGGGAACAATGAGAACATTTGATATGATGGGTAGAACTTTTACAAGTGCTGCTGCAAAACAAGAAGCAGCAATGACATCTGTTACTTCAAGTCTATATCTTTTTAACGCTATTGAAAACTCAACAGCATTGTCTTTTAAAGATTTGGCTGATGCGCTTCCTGAAGTTTCTGCGGCTGCTACACAATTTGGTCTTACTTTTGCAGAAATGGCAGCAATGCTTGCGCCTATGAAAGCTGCTGGTATTGAGGTTGGTGCTTCTGCTAACTCTATTAAAGTCTCTTTGCAAAGAATGGTTGCCCCCACTCAGGCTAATGCCAAGATGCTTGCGACTATGGGGGATGCTTTTGAAAAAACTACTCCAGGAATGAAACAGGCTTTTGAAAATATTCAAGGCGTTGGCATGCCCGCAATTCAAGGTTTAATTGATGTCACTGCTGAATTGCAAAAAACTGGTAGTGATGAATCTATTCTAAAATTTTATGCAAAACTTTTTGGTGTCAGGCAGGGTACTAGAATGTTACTACCAATTCAAGATTTAGTTGCTTTTCAAAATGGTCTACAAGATACAACGTCATCTCAGTATGGTTTAATTAAATCTTTTAATGATGCTACTTCTGCTGCTAATGCAATGTCTGGTAGTGCTGTTCCTGCTATTAAAAATGTTGCCGATATGGGGGTAGTTGCTAGAATTGCTGCTGCTAAAGCTGGAGATCAAATTGATTCTCTTGGAAGAGCAGTTACTCAAGCGGATATTGATACGGCTAGAAAAGCTCGTAAAGCTTTAAGAGATTATATTAAATCTGAAGGTGAAAAAGGCAGAAATGCTATTGAGGATATTACTAGTGAAGCTGGTAAAGCAATGGCTATTGAACTTGCTGGTGCTGCTAATGCTTCTGATATTGCTACTCAAGAATTAGATAAAGCAAAATCTTCTGTTTCATTTTCTATTGATCAAATAAAGAACTCTTTTAAAAACTTTGCAGCAGATATGATTAAAGAGTTTGGTCCAGCAATTAAAAATGCTGCTATCAAAGTTCAAGAATTTACTAAGTGGTTTGCTGGTTTAAGTCCAACTATCAAAAAGGTTATAGCAGGCGTATTGGTATTTGTTGCTGGGATTGGTCCACTAGTGTTTATTTTTGGTCAGATGAGATTGGCTGCTGGTGTTGCTCTTGGCGGACTGACAAGTTTGCTTCCTGGTATTAGAAATGTGACTATTGAGTCTATTGCTGGTGCTGAAAAACTTCTTTTCTTAAAAAATGGTTTAACTTTAACTGGCGATACTATTGTTAATACTAATGGCAAGTTTTCTAATCTTGTTGCTACTTTGGCTAGTGGTAAGGGGCCGATTGCTTCAATTGCTCAAAAGTTTGGTCAATTTACTGGTATTTTAAGTAAGACTTCTACTGCTGCTGCTGATGTTGTTGCAAAAGTTGATGCTATGAAAGCTAGTGCTTCTAATGCTATGAAAATGGCTGCGTCTACTACACCAAGCGCAGTGCTTTCTGGTGCTGGTGGACTTATTGGTCCCCCCGCGCCCCCCACTGCAACGGCAGCATTGACTAATTTATTTCCTACTGCTATTCCTGGTCCTGCTCTTAATAAAGCTCAAATTAATTTATTAGATGAAGAAGTGCAAAGATTATTTGCTACAACTGGGCATAAATTTGATCCTATGGCTATGCCCAATAGACAACTACGTAAAGGTGGTCGTTTTGCAAAAATGCCAAAGGGCGTAAATACTAATACCATGTATAAGGAAGCTTTAAGAAATTTAGCAAGAACTCAAATGCTGAACCCAACTGGCTTAGAACTTGATGGTCCAGGTGCAATATTTGGTCAAGAATCAACTATGCTACGTGGTTTTACTGGTACCGAAAGAGTTTCTCAATATGGCCCAGCGTCTAAAAGATTTAGATCTATTGGCGGTAAAGGTAAAGGAAAATCTTTTGTAAGCAAAACTAAGGCATTAGCTGGATTATCAACAGCAGATCTTAATAGTATTGTAAATGATAGAATACAGGCTTTAACTGGTGCTGGTGTTAGTCTTGGGCCTGAAGGTCAAGCTTTCCTTGGAACAAAAACTCTTTCAGCCCGTCAACAAAGAACATTGATTAGAGGCGGTGCTAGAGGTAGGATTGGTTCTGCCATTCTTAAGGCAAGAGCTGCTCCTGGGGGTGTAGTAGGCACTGCTGGCAGTCTTGCATCTAGTATTGGAACTTCTATAAAAACTAAAGCTCTTGATTCTGGTCCAGCCAGATCTTTTGGTAAAGCAATGCAAAGTGCAAGAGTTGCTCAAGATGATTTATTAAGAAAGAATCTTAAATTAGGTAAGTCTGCCCCTGGAACTTTTGGCAAAGCGAGGAGCGGTGCAAGAGGTTTTGCTAGTGGTTTGAATGAAGCAATTGGATTTACTAGTAAATTAAAAACTCTTTTCTTAGGTATTGGTATTGGTGCAGTTTTATTATTGATTGCTGGGCTTGTTCTTGTTGTTGTAAAGAATTTTGATAAAATTAAAACACAAGTTCAGCCTGGTATTGATGCTCTAAAAGCAACATTAAAAACTTTAATTGAAATTGGGAAAGCACTGCTTGCCCCTTTCCTTGATTTCTTTGCTAATTTTGCTGGTGCTGACAAGGGTGCGGGGAAGGTTCAGGGTCTTGCTAATACATTTAATGTAGTAGCTGAAACAATTAAGACTGCTGCTACTGCTATTAAAGGTTTTATTGATGATTATGTTGTTCCGATTATATATCGTGTCCTTACTGCTCTTGGAACAATTATAAAGGGAATTGTTAAGATTATTAAAGGTGTCATAAATATTTTTAAGGGTGATTGGAAGAAAGGTCTTGGTCAAATTTTTAGTGGAATTGTGCAATGGGGTGGTGCAATTCTTGCTTTCCTTGGTCCAGTATTTGCAGTAATTTCCAACATAGTTTTTAAAGTTGTTGAAGGTATTGTTCAGGCTTTTGAATTTGCACTTATTGCTGTTGTTAATATTACTAGAAAATTTGTTGTATTAATTATCCAAGAGTGGAGACTTGTTGCTGATGGTATCGCTGGTGTTGCTGAATTTATTCCTAATGCTCTTGGAATGGGTATTAGAGTCGCTGGCGGTATTATTGAAACATTTATTAATTTTGTTCTTGATTATTACAGAGTAATTGCTCAGGCTTGGGTTCGTGTTGCTCAAGTGATACCTGATGCTTTAGGTGCTGCCATTAGAGTTGCGGGTGGTCTTATTGCCAGCTTTATTGAAGGAATTGGTAGGGCTGTTGATGGCGTAAGTGGTTTCTTTAGTTCAATTACTGGGGGTCTTATTCCAGAAACAGATTTTGCTGGGAAGGGAGCGCAGGTTAGATCGTTCTTTGATGGTATTGGTAATTCGGTATCTGATTTTGGTGACGGAATGACAGGCGCTGTTGATGGATTCTTTGATGGTCTAAAAGATGGCGTTAGTGGTATTTCTGAATTTTTTGATGGAATTGGGAATTCTGTTGCTGGTTTTGCTGATGGTTTAACTGGTGCAGTTGACGGATTCTTTCATGGTTTAATTGGAAACGTTAACGGCATTGCTGATGGAATAAATTCTTTTATTGGCGGTTTTTCAGATAGCGTTGCTGGTCTTGGAAAAACATTTGCTACCTTCTTGATGGGTCTTGGTAAGAATACTATAACCAAGGGTGCTGGAAAAGATTTTATGAAGCCTGTAGCGGATGGGGCTGAGGAAGTTGCTGAAGAAATGGTTGATCCATTTGTTGATGCTGGTGGTGATGCTGGCGAAGGGTTCGCTGATGCTGCTGCTGGAAAGATGATGGAGACCTTCAAGGGTCTTGCTCAAAAACTTGTAGATCTTGTTCAAGGTTCTTTGTCTGAAGCACTGGGTGATGCAACAAGCGGAATGACTGATGCCTTAGAAAAGCAAAAAGAAGCTGCTTTGAAGGTATTTGATGCACAGATTGAAACTATTAATAAACTTGAAAAAGCGGAAGAGTCTTTAACAAGGGAGCAGGAATATCAGTCTGAACGTCGCCAGATGATTCAAGAGCGTGCTCTACAGGTCGCTAACTACCAGCGCAATAGGGCTTTGGCGATTTATGAAGGCAGAATTGATGATGCCAGAGTTCTTTCTTTAGAAGAACTTAAAAATAATCAAGACTACACTTCTTCTCTCCAAAAAGTAGATGCTAGTAGGGCAAAAGATTTAGCGCAAGAAAATAGAGATGCTATTAAGGATGCTATTAAGTTGGCTTCTGATGAGACTGCAAAGTTCTTTGAAGAGACAATTGCTAATTTCCAAAATGCTGCCAAAGAAATAACAAAGATTCCTCCAGTAACTTTGGAAGAATACAGGACTCAACTTGATGGTCTTAATGCAATAGCTCAAGAAGCTGCTACAACAAATGGAGAGCATTTTGCTAGTGCCATTACTGGTATGGCAACAACTATTAATGACGTTATGCCAAATCAGACAGTTGGGGCTTTTACAACTGGTCTTGATCTTCTTGTAGCAACCGCTGTTGAAAAGTATGGTCTTGGTACTAGTGCTGAAGATAATAGTACAATTATTGGTTCAACTATTGGAATGTTGGCTGGTGTCAATAACCAAATTGTTGGTAGTACTGAGGGCATAGTTGGATCTTTTGGTGAAATTTTTACTCAAATTCAAACTGACACTGCTGCTGCTTTTGCTTCTATGAAGGATGTAACTCTTCCTGATGCTCTTACTGCAATAGAAACAGTGTTTACTGACAACGATCCATTCAAGGTGTTTACTGATGCTGTTAAGAATGCAAATATAATTATTTTTAATGAGATGCGCTCTACTGTTGGGCATGTTGCAAGTGCTGTTGACGAGATGGCTGCTGAACTTGCTCAGGCTGTTGTTGATGCTGGTCTTGCTCAGACTGCTATTGAGAATGCTACCAGTGGTGGTAGCGGAGGCGGTGGCGGAGGAGGTGGAGGAGGCGGAGGCGGAAATGCTGGAGGTCGCGGTGCTGGTGGGAATAATACTACTGGAGGGGCTGTTGCTGGTGATCTTTCTACCTCTACAACGGGAGGTACGTATGGTGCTGCTCTTGAAAGAGCAAGAACAAGACTCAATACTGATATTGAAACAAGAATTGGTGCATACTACTCGTCTGAGACTGCTGAAAAAAGAAATATAAGAACTCATTTGCAAACAGCATTCTTTGATATTATGACTGGTAAATATACAGTAGCTACTGCTAAATCGGTTTTTGCTGGCACAGACAATATGTCTACTCGTATTAGAAATATATTGTCATTGTATAATTTTACACCAGCAAAAAATATTATGAATATGGTTGCAGGAACAACAACTCAATCTGCTGGCGGTGGCGGAAGCAGTGGTGGCGGTGGAGGCGGTGGAGGCGGTTGGGCTAATGGTGGTCGTGTTCCAAGATTCGGTTATGGTGGATTTGGTACACCTGGTTTTGCTTCACAAGGTATGCCCGCTCTTCTTCATGGTGGTGAATTTGTTATTAACGCTGGGGCTGTTAAGAATATTGGTATGGCAACTCTACAGACTCTTAACAATATGAGATTTAATAAGCCAGATCAGATATCTGGTCAGAACGCTACTTCTCATACGTCTACTTCTACAACAAATATTTATGTTGAAAACTTTATCGGTGAAGATGAATGGTTTAACTCAATGATTAAACAATACAATATGAATGTTCTCCCCGGAAAACAAAAGGCTGCTGGTATGGAGAATAGAGTAATTAGTAGTTATTCTGGTCTTGCAAGAGGTCGATAATGTCTCTTAATGCACTTGTTAAAATTAATGGAACTGAAATAACTGAACATAATAGAAGAATAAGTATTATTAACACTTATGATAATACTGATATGCAGTTATCTTCTGGTTCAAATCGTAGATTCTATAAGCCTTCTAAAAGGGTATTTAATTTAAGTTGGTCATATTTACCAGATAAGGCAAATAAGACTGTTGATTCAAGAGTTGGTCGTGATTTCATTCACTCCCTTATTACTAGTGGTTCTTTAGTTACTCTTTTAATTCAAGAAGATTCAAAAGATAATTGGGAACAATACACTTGTGTTGTATCATCTTATAATGAAGATATGTTAAAAAATGTTTTGCAAAGTCAGTGTAGGTACTATGATGTATCTATAACTTTGGAGGATATAGGATGAGTAGTTATGACGATACTTATTATAGTATATCTATTCATTCTTCTGGATTTGACCTTTCTACAACTAATGATTTTATTAGTGTTAGTTCAGATATATTAGTTAATACTAGTGTTGTTTCTAATGCTTATATTTATAGATATGTTATATCATCAGATGTATTATCTAATTCATCAGTAACTAGTGAAGCTTTAATTGTTAATTCTATTTCTTCTGGCATATCAATATTGCCTAATGTTTCTATAACTGGTGCAGCTTTAATTGTTAATGCATCGTCAAGTATTAATATTACTCCTAATGTTACTGTTTCATTGTCAACTGTTGGATATTACGTTAATATTCAATCTGATATATCTTCAAGTTCAAAAATTCTTATTAGTTCAATAGATATTTTAAGAACTGGCCTTGTTGAGGACTCTGGGGATATCAAACCATTCTTTATATTAGATGGCATTCCGTTGACTGAGCATAATAGAAAAACTTCTATTGTATCTCAACCAAACTATTCACAGAATAAAAATTGGGCAAATAGATCAAGTGTGTATTTTAAAACAAGTACTAACAAAAAAACTTTTTCATTGCAATGGTCTTTTGCTCCGGGCAAAAGAGAAAACACTGTTGATTCACATGCCAGTAGGGACTATATCAAGCAAATAGCTTTAGATCCTTCGTCACATATTCTAAAAATAAGAGAAATGGATACTAATGGTCTTACAAATCATACTGAAACAAGTTATAATGTATTAGTAACTGATTTTAATGAAAATCTAGTAAGAAGGGATTTGAACAGTGATGAGTATTACTGGGACTTTTCTTTAGGGTTGCAAGAGGTTTAAATGCAGACGATTGATGTAAATGGTAAAGAACTTAGTAATTCTTTTAAATCTGCTGCTACTTCTTATGCTCAATTTGTTAAACCAAGAGTAATCATTGATTTCCAAGACGCAAGGCATCTTACTAACGTTGTAGTCACAACTAACGATGCTCACTCTGTTGGACCACCATTACGTTTGGGTAGTTATTTCACTAAAGAACAAGTCGTTAATAGTGGTGAATATGAAACTTTTCCTTGGGCTGTAACCGATGCTAAGGATAATTTTGATAATGTAATTACTGCTAATGGTAAGTATAGAGCTATGCCTAGTGATTCTACTGATAATTTGAAGTATGGATGGTGGTCTAATAGCAAAAGTGAGGCTAGTGGTTTATTTGTAACTAATCCTTATGTTGATATTGCTTTTACACCTACTACTATTAATAAAGTTAAAGTTATTACATCTAGAAATTTAGGTCAAATTAAATCATTTACAATTTCTGTTCTTGATGATCAATTAACAACATTACTTAGTCAAACAATATCTTTTGATACAAATAATGATGAATTTGAAAAAATAATTAACTTAGATTCTACACATACCAATGTCTCTAAAGTATTGATAACAGTGGTATCAACTAAGAATCCAGAGGACTATGCAAGAATTCTGTCTGTATCTCCCATTTATCAACTGGATATTTCTGATTATGTTATGTATACTAACGAAAATCGTGTCAGGGATCTACATGAAACATCTTTACCAATAGCTGGTACTTCCCAAACTTCTTCTAGTATTACCATTGATAATTCAAGTAAAAAGTTTAACATTCTAAATACTTCTTCCGACTATGGGAAGTATTTGCAAAAAGATGTTAAAGTTAATATATCTTATGGGTGGAAGTCCTATGAGTCTACTGACAATGTTGTTGAATCATATTTAACTTCCAATATTTCCAGTAGTGCTACTAGTATTTATGTTAGTAACTTAAATGAATTTCCTTACGGGGATACTGCCAATACAAATCTTGAGGCTAACTATTATCTAGTTACTGTAGATAAAAATCTATTTTCTGAAGAAAAAATTCTTATTAAGAAAAAAACTATTATAAGTGGTGATACTTGGGGTCTTGAGGTTGCAGAGCGTGGTTACGCTGGAACAACTGCCTCAGCCCACAGTGCTAGTGCTGTAATAACTTTTGATCCATTTGAGTATGTAGATATTGGAACATTTTTTATTGAAGAGATATCTTCTTCGACTACTGACATGACAGTATCGCTATCTCTTCAAGATAGGTTTAAATTTTTAAATGACAAGATACCTCAAAATGGATTTTTTAAAGATAACTCCACTGTTGGAGAAGCAATAACTGATTTATTGTATTACGGTAATTTTCCCAATCATAAAATTATAAAGTTTGATAGGTTCCAAGATAGCCCGGCAGTTAACAATGCAGTTCTGCACCTAAAATTTAATGATGATACTAAGAACACTGGCAACTCTTATGTTTATCCGGGGTTGAGGTATAGAGTTTATCAACCAGCATCTGGTTTTGAATATACTGTTAAAGATCTTCAACTAGATGCTAATGAAAAAGTTTTGTCTGATTTAGACAAAGCTCTTGGGTTATCGTCATCAGTTTCTCCATCTTATGTTGGGGTTAAATCTAGTGTTGATTTAGTATCATATAATTTAAGCACTGATAGTGCTTCTTTAAATAATAAATTTTATCAAGGTGTTTTTGACGGCTATTTTATACCTATAGACACTGCTGTAGATGAAGAAATCGGTGTTGAGATTGATGAGGGTGGTTATAGGTTATATATTGATGACAATTTAATTTTAGATCAGTGGTACACAGTAACAGTTGCTACTTATACTTCAGCTACTTATAGTTGGACTGCTGGTATCCCATATAAAATTCGTTTAGAATTTTATCATACGGGTAATACAGATACTTTTGACCTTAATCTCACTAAGGAGGCCGCTAGGACCGCGATTGAGTCTTCTGAATTGTTAACCAATGTTGTTTTGGATAGTATTGGTTCTAGAGATGCTGGGTTTACTGGCTCTAATAGAAATAGGCATAGGAATAATGCTATCCCTAGCACTTTTGTTAATTTTGCAAACAGTCCTTCTATGGCTTGGAATACTGATGATAAAAGTGTTTATTTGTCTAATACTATATCTGGCGGATCTACGGTTGATTCTTTTATTAGACTACCTTATGACACTTCTTGGGATGTGACATCAAATTCTACTAATACAAACCGTGATTGGTCCATTGAGTACATATTCAAGTCACCACAGGGCGGTCTAGGCGCTTCTGGGGAGTATATAAGTAGTTGGTCAAATAGCTCATCAACTGCTGGTATTGAGTTTTTTTATATTTCTTCAACAAATCATGGCGTTAAATTAAAAATTTTAAACACCTCAAATAGTGCAACAGCGACTAGCACTGTTACAAGCTCTACAGCAATGCCAGAGTCAACTGGCTGGAACCATGTTATTACTACTTATGATTATTCTGATAATGTTTTGAAGTATTATGTTGATGGAGTGCAGCATGGTAGTGCTACTTTAACAAGTGGATATGAACCAGATTTTGGAACAAATGATTTAACATTTGGTGGAAGAGGTGTATATTTTACATCTCCGACTAATTTAATTCTGAATCCAGATTTTAGTGTTGACACCAGTTATTGGCTTGGCAGTGGTGGTGCAACATTAAGTAGAAATACTGTTTCTCCTTATGCTGGCTCTGGCGCTCTTCTTGTTACTTCAAGCGCAACAGACTACAACTTGGCTCAACATGATTTTATTACTGTTACACCAAATATGCCATATTATCTAAGCGCTTATTGCCGTAATGTTTCTGGTTCTACAAGAACAATCTATATTGGGATTCAATGGTTTACATCCGCTAATGCTTATATATCTGAAGTGAACAGTGCTTCGCAAGGTAGTTTATCCACAGCTGCTGGCTGGGTGAGAAGGTCTGCTTTTGGGACTGCCCCAGCAACTGCTGCTAAAGCAAGAATATTTTTGACATCAGGGACTACTGGCTTAACTGCTGGTTGGACAACTAAATTTGATAATGTTTTATTTGAACAATCGTCTTCTTTAAGAGAGTTTGATGCTCACACATATGGTGGTGCTGCTAAACCTACATCATCAATTAACAATGCTGGTATTAATCTTTATGTTGACGAATTTATTATATATAACAAACCTATTTCATCAGCTGATGTTTTAAAGCGTTATCAAGAAACACAGATAAAAGAGATTAAAAAGTTCCCCTTCCTATATGGCATTAATGACTCTGTGTATCAAATTATTCAAAACACATCTTTTGCTGATCTTGGAAGAGTTTTTATTGATGAAAAAGATAATGCTGTATATGAAAATTATTATGCTTTGTTTGAAAACTCCTTAAGCCAGCATGCAAATGTTCAAAAAACAATATCTGATAATGATTTTATTATGGATGCGACTATTCAAAAAACGCTACAGGTTAATAGTGTTGTTGTTAAAATTTCTGGGGTTGCATCAAATAATCTTACTACTCAACCAATCTGGAGAGCACCAGACCCCACTACTCTTGGTGTTTTAACTCTAACAGCCAACTTGTCAAATAGTGCAAACTCTATTTCTGTTTCAAATTTTGATTTAGTTCCATTTCCAAAATCTGGATATGTTGTTATTGATAATGAAATTATTAAATATAATAATAAAGATAATCTTAACTTTTTATCTATTGAAAGAGGTGTTTTAGGGACAACTGCTGTTTCTCACAATGCTAATTCAAAGGTTAGAGAAGTTAAATATTTTAATTTTGAATACGATAAAATACCTTCAATAAACGTTAAGAACCCTTTTATTACAGGAATCTTGTTTGAAGAGCCAGATCAGATAAATATTCTTCATTGGTCAGCATCTCCATTTAAAGCCAATTTGATTATATCTGCTTCTGATACCAATGATGCTAATACAATTGTTTTTGCTGAAGGAACTAACCCTGTGACCTCTAAGCAGGCTTTTACTTCAATAGCTGGAATTCCAATACAAATTACAGATAGTAGCAATCAAGTTGTTGAGCAAAAAGCCTACAACTCTGAAAATAGAAGAAAGTACGGTCTAAAAGAAGTTGTTATTGATAGCCCATTTATTACAGATTCGGTACAGGCACAGATTATTGCTGATTTTATTATTGAAAAGCTGTCTGAACCAATCCCAATTATTGAGGTTACAACGACTCTTATTCCTGAAATTCAAGTCGGAGATAAAATTAGAATATCTACACTTGATCAATTTGATATAATTAATAGTGACTATTGGGTGATATCTATTGCAACAAGTGTTGGAACTGGATATACACAGCAAATGGTTTTAAGAAAGGTGGTGTAATGTCTAATATTTCTCCAGTCCCAGAAACAAAAGTAACATTTTTTAGGTCATCTGGTCATAAACATGACGGGGTTACGTCTTCTATTATTGATACTTCAAAGTACAGTATTTTTGATTTTGGTACAGATATTACAACTGGCAGTCAAGATCGCGCAAGGGAGTCGGCTAGAACCAATAATCTAAATAGGTTTAATCAATATATTGCTAATTTTATTTCAACACAGGTTCTTGCCCCAGCAGGGATTGAATTGCTAGAAAATTCGGTTAGAGGAATCCATATTGGTGCTAATGAAATTACCGCTAACAATATTGCTGCTAATACTATTACGTCAAATGAGATCCAGACTGGTACAATAACTGCTTCAGATTTGGCTAATACTATTACTTTTAATGCTCAAGTAGTACAAAGTTCCCAGTACGCTGCTAATAATTTAACTGGCTGGGCTTTGCTTAGTAATGGTGATGTATCTTTTGGCTCTGGTACTTTTAGAGGATCGCTTGATATTGGCGGTCCAGATAACGCTTCTTTACAAGTTGATACTGATGGCAATCTTTGGATTGGTCATAGAACGTTCGGCAGTGCCCCTTTTAGAGTGTCATCAAATGGTGCTACTACTGTCGGTAATGGTCTTGTAACAATTTCTACTCTTGGTGCAACAAATGTTGCTGGTGTTTTAACTGTCTCAAATACTGCTAATATTTCTGGTGCTTTGAATGTTACTAGTAATAGTAATATTTCTGGTAATCTTACGGTTGGCGGTACAACTATTAATGTTGGTGGTGTTGGAAGTACTACTACTATCGCAGGTACTTTGCAGGTTAATAGCGGAACTACTGTTGATGGAAATTTAAATGTTAAAGGTACTACTATTACTATTGGTAATACTTCTGGTAGCACTACTACTGTCAATGGTGGTTTGACTGTTGCTGGGGCAACAATTATTAATAATACTATTACATTGAATAATAGTATAACTGGTAATGGTAATATCACAATGTCTTCTGGTAAATCTATTAATGTTGGCAGTGGTTCTGTTACTGGTGGTAATACTGTTATTACTTACACTCTTGACCCTAGTGGGTTCAAGGCTTATTTTACTTCTGGTTATGGCGGTGGTCAAATATTAGATGTTGGGCAAAGAATTGCTGTTACTGGTGGTTCACTGGCTTCTCCTGCCGTTGGGTTTGTAGGCGACACGGCTACGGGGCTATATCAGGTAGCATCTGGTCAAATGGGGATAGCAGCTGCTGGTGTTTTAGGTGCATATTTTACTGCAACCGATGTAATTATAAGAACACCAGTTACAACTAATGCTTCACGAATTGCAGGGACAGCAAATGCTTTTGGTTTTACAAACCTTGGTTACGTTGCTTCAAGTCGTAATTTGAAAAAAAATATTGAAGAAATTAATAATGGTTTAGATATCATAAGTTTATTAAAACCATCTACATTTGAGTGGAAACCTTTACCTAATGATACTGAATTTGAAGCAAGTTTAAGGCCTTTTATTAGAGATTTTGGTTTTATTGCTGAAGAAGTTGCTGAAGTAAATCCGAGATTAGCCTGCTGGAAGCCTAATGATATTGATGGTTTGAGCGAGGATGAGAAACAACATGCTATTAATGCTCTTGATGAGTGGATTCCTCATTATTGGTCTGAACCTGGTGTAATCGCAGTTTGTGTTGCTGCAATAAAGGAACTTAAATCTAGAATTGAACACTTAGAAAGTGAATTAGGGTATAATAGTTAAGGAGAATTATGGCTTACGAAAATTATAATTTTGTTTCTTGGACAGATGGAACGCCTTTAAGTAGCGCACGTCTTGCTCAGATGTCTACAAATATTGAGCAGGTTAGAGATGTTATTGATGTCAAGCCTTTTGGCATGTTGTCATTTAATCAATCAACTGCTCAAATAGTATATGCTAATACTAACTTTACAGAAAACGAAGTTATTTTTTTACAAGATGATACTGGTACTGGTGGTTCTGATAAGCGAGTAAATATTCTTGAAAATAGGTATTATAAAGTAACTGTCAATGTTCCTACAATTTCTGTGTTAAATGCCGGGTGCGAAGATTCAAAGTATGTTATAAATATATATAATGGTTTAAACCTATTAGACAATGGCAGATCAAAAATTGGTTCTTGGGAGTTTACACCGCATACTTTTAGTTTTATAAACGTAGCAAACGGTAGCGCGAATATTTCTAATGAAGCAATAAAGAGCAATGTGTACCTTAGCAAAATGGCTGGTGGTACATATAGCGTAGTAGGAGTTTCTAACGTTGGCACACCGCTAAATAATCAAACTTTTTTCTTGACAGTATCTAGATCTGCTGGTGCCAATACTAATAATGCTCCTGCTTGGAGAATTGAAGGGTCTGCTAGTTCGCCTGTACAAATTTATGTTGAAGATGTCGGCGGTGCCTAGATTTGCACGCTAGAAGAGAGTTAGCTTCTAAAAGAAAAGATATAAAATGGACACCTAAAAATAATGGTGGTTCTAATAATCCTAACTTTGCTGGCGGTAAGTATATTGATGATAAAGGTTATGTAAGAATACTGTTACCAGATCATCCTAGAAATATTCGTGGTTATGTTTATGAGCACAGGCTCGTAATGGAAACCTATCTTGGTCGCTATCTTCAGCCTTGGGAAACTGTTCATCATATAAATGAGATTAAGGTCGATAATAGAGTTGAAAACTTTTTTCTTTGTACTCATAAAGAACATAGTGCTCTTCATATGGAAGGTAGAAAACCTAATATGAAGCAGAGAGATAAGATGAGGGAAAATGTTAAAAATACTAAACCTCATACGCAAAAGCGTGATTTTTCTAAAAGAATAAATATGCAAAAAAAACTTTCCTAATGACAAAATAACTCCTTGGTTTTGTGGTACGATTGACAAAACCCGTAGGAGGGACAATGAAGAAATGTGAAGGCAAGAATTGTGAACTTGAGTTTGAACCCAATTCACCCAATCAAAAGTATGCTCAATCATCATGTCGTAAATCAATAGACGTTCTTGGTTTATGCAAGTTTAGAAAGGAAAATGGAATTGTGGATATCCCCGGTCTAGATGCTTCTAGCGAAAGTGTTAGCGATGCTGCGCTGCGTGTTGCTTACAATAAACTTCTTTCAGAATATGAAAAGGTTAAGAGTAAGCAGGATGAGATTGCTTCTGCTGTGTATTCAGCTGTTAAAGATACAATTGTAAAACAAAAGCCTACTGAAATTGATAGAAACTTTTTTGCAACTAAAAGCAAAAAGAATAATAAGAATGAAGAAGTAGCAGTTGCTGTTCTAGCAGACTGGCAACTTGCTAAGGTTACACCAGATTATAATTCAACTGTATGTGAAGAGCGTATTGAAAGATTTGCTCAAAAAGTTGTTGATGTAACAAATGTTCAAAGAGCAGATCATCCAATTAATGAAATTCATATTTGGTGTCTTGGAGATATTGTTGAGGGTGAACTTATTTTCCCTGGGCAAAGTTTCTTAGTTGATGGTGGACTATATCGCCAGGTAACTGTTGATGGTCCAAGAATTATGAGAAAGTTTATCAACAAAATGTTGGAGAACTTTGAGAAGGTTGTTTTTGTCGGTGTTATTGGTAATCATGGTGCTATTGGTGGTCGTTCACGTAGAGATCATGATCCAGAAACTAATGCCGATAGAATGCTTTATCGCATCATTCAGTTGATGTATGAAGATGAAAAGAGAATTAGTTTCCAGATCCCTGATGGTCGTGGAGAGAGAAATTGGTATGCTATTGACTCAATTGGTAACTACAAGTCAATGTTGATTCATGGCGATCAATTTGGTAGTCTTTCTACGCTTTATGGCTTTCAAAAGAAAGTTTATGGCTGGAAAGTTGGGGCTGTACAAGAAGATTTCACTGATGTTTACTGTGGACACTTCCACACACCAACTAAGATGACATTTAATACTGTACAGTTCAGAATTTCTGGTAGTCCAGAATCTACAAACACTTATGCAATGGAGAGCCTAGCGGCCATTGGGCAACCATCACAACCGCTAATGTTTGTTCATCCAGATAAGGGTATTGTAACAGCAGAATATAACTGCTGGCTATAAGGAGATAATATGAATAACAAACTATATAAAGATATTGCTGAAAGAGCACTGTGGACAGCTGCCCAGGCATTTATTGCTATTTACACTGTTGGTGGTGTTGATGAAGTTAAGTCGGCTACTGCTGCTGCTTTGGCAGCTGGTATTAGCGTTCTTAAAGGTTTTCTTGCGACTCAAGTTGGAGATCCTAGTTCGGCATCAACACTAAAAAAGTAAGGTGATTAAGTTCTCAGATGTGTATATGCGCTGCATTAAATGCGGTGGTAGAAAATACATTGGAGAGCAGTATTATAGTTTAGGACAATACTGGGTAGATGTTACATGCATAAAGTGTGGTCATTCTGCTGATATTCAAGTTGATAAACTAAATAAAATCTTAGAAAAGATAAGAAATGATAACAAATAAAATTATAGAAAATAAGTTTTATTTATATAAAACACTTATTGTAAAAGTAAAAAAGATTCATCGCTCTTCTAACAGTGTAATTGTAAAATTCCTGTTAGAAGAGAATGAAGAAATTGTCCCCTTCAATGGTGGTGAATTACTTTTAAGTCGTTTGTACACTATTGGTGAGTTATCTAAAATTACTGGTAAAAGATCTGATACAATCAGAAAATATGAAAAGAATGGATTGCTTGCCAGACCAGCATTGGAAGCAGAACAAAGTGAGGCGTATAAAAATTGGCGGTTTTATACAGAATCCGATGTTTACGATGTGGTAGCATTCTTTTCTGGCAGGAAGTCTGGAAGACCTGCTAATGTTAAAAACAACAACATAAGAAACAGCATTGTTTCTTTACGAGAAAAGGTTAACAAATTATGATTGACAATGATAAAGCAGAAATTTGGGCATCGGTAGGTATTACCAAGAACCTTGGTAACTACGAATCTCTTCGCCTTGATGCTGGTGCTAAGATTATGGCATCTTCAATGGAAGATGAATCATCATGGAAAAAACTTTGGGCTGCTCTTGACGAACAAATTGAGGCAAAGCTTAAAGAACTTGATAAGTGACATGGCTTAGTAAAGCGGTTTGCTCACAAGATGAGCATTCACAAAGATGGTTATCTTATAACCTTCTTGATATAGAATATGCCAAGAGTGGTTGCGCCAAGTGCACTATGCACAAACAATGTTTAACTAACGCTTTTAGTAGTGATAGTGACGTTGTTGTTGGCGTAATTGCTGGCGTATCCGAATATGAAAGATTAATTATCAAATTTCAAAAAGATGGATGATACCAATGTCAATTACTGGTAGTGATTTAATTCAAGTGTTTAAAGTAGTGTGCGAATCGGAAGGTAGATTGTTTATTCCAGATTCCCCTCGTCAAGAAGATATAGCCGATAGCATAGCAAAGCATTACGATAGTGATGATTTGCTTAATGCTATCAAATTATATGTAAAATCAGAATACGGTCCAATTCTTGTTTTTGATTTTGCTATTAAATCAAGAGACTTTGTTGATAAAGTAAAGAAAGAACGTTTATCAATTGATAAATTTAAACAAACAGTTGCCGAGACAAGAAAGTTGATTGAAGAATATGAACTATGAAATGCGATTGATTAACTCAATTGTTGAAAGCGGTGACATGGTTACCGCTGTAAACGAGGGGGTTGACGGTGTATTTGCTGAGTATCGGGATATCTGGAATTTTATTCTAAGTCATTACGATAAGCATAGTAAACCACCATCAAAAGATACTATTAAATCTCATTTCTCTGACTTTGAGTTTATTACAGCGACAGAGCCTTTAGGTTACTATGTTGAACAGGCTAAGAGAGAATCTTTGGCTTTGCAAACTAGAAGAATTGTTGCCCAGGCTCATTCTCTTTTAGGTGAACTTGGTCCAAAAGAGGCTTTGTCTTATCTAATGGAAAATACTTCTAAGTTGTATAAATATTCTAGTAATCTAAAGGATACTGACTTGGCGGGTGAATGGCGTGACCGTAGTAATGAACTGCGTGAACGTTCGCTCAATCCTGATAGTGATATTGTTGGTATCCCCAGCGGTATTAGTGTTATTGATAAAGTGTTTGGTGGTTGGCAGGCTGGTGACTTTATTGTGTTGCTAGGTTGGACAGGCGTTGGCAAGTCTTTTATTGCAAGACTATTTGCTGCTAATGCTTGGCGAGCTGGCTATAGACCAATGATTATTTCATTAGAAATGAATAAACTCCAAGAAGGTCAAAGACTAGATACATTATTAAATAATGGTGAAGGTAACTTTACTAATACTGACCTTGTTAAAGCCAATGCCAAGATTGTGGATAGATATGCTTCATGGGCTGAGAAGACTTTTGAGGGTAAGCAACCAATCTATCTGATTACATCAGAGGGGCTTGAGACAGCAGACCAGAACATGGTTCAGGCTAAGATTGACCAGTACCAACCAGATATGGTTATTCTTGACTATCATGGTCTGTTTGATGATTCAAGCGGTGCAAAGACTGAAACAGAAAAAGCAAAGAACCTTTCAAAAGCTTTTAAAAGAATTGCTGTTAAAAACAATATTCCTATTATTGACGTAGCAGCAGTAACTATGGCAGAAGGTCATGGAGACAGACCACCCGAACTTGAGGAAGTAGCATGGTCAAAGCAATTGGCTTATGATGCCGACCTAGTTTTGGCGATTCATCGTGAATATAATTCTGATCTGTTTCAGGTTGTATCACGCAAGGTCAGACGAGCAAGCCATTTTGGTTTTTATCTAAGATGGAATCTTGAAACTGGTAAGTGGAATGAAGAATGGGATTTAGGATGAAAACAAAAGATAATTCAGTAGCATATGTTCTTAAGGGGACAAGTCGTGATGTTGAATCTATTATTAGACTTAGGCCTTGGATGGAAGATGAAGTAAAGGAGAAGTACAAGTTTTCTAGTACCAAACTTTATACAGATTACAAACAGGAGACTGAGACTTTTGAATTCAAAATTGTATTCATCAAGTAACCTTGAGTCAGATATCAGAAGATTGTTTTCTGATAATAATATAAATATTCAGACAGAGAGTGGTAAAGAGGCAACTCTTTATTGTCCATTCCATAAGAATACACATAGCCCTGCTTTTTATATAAACTTGAAGACCGGGCTATGGCAATGCTTTAATCCATCATGTGATAGAAAAGGTAACTTTAGGCAACTATATAAGCATGTTACTGGTAAATCATATGGTCGTGAAAACGTAGTTGATCCTGTAAATTTGCAATACCAATTAGAAAGATCTTTAAATCCAGCAAAGGTCGAGGAGTTAACAACTGATTCAATTAAGATTGATTACAATAGTGATGAGTTAAATCTATTGCAACCATTAATTGAAAGAGGGTTGACTAAAGAAACTTTAGCTTATTTAGAGATTGGATTTTCAAAGGTCAAAGATAGAATAGTAATACCAGTTAGAGATACAAAATATAATGTTGTAGGTTTAATTGGTAGGGCTATCCACGACTGGCAAGATCCAAGGTATCTTTACAATAAGGGATTTAAAAGAGCAGATATATTATTCAATATACAGAACGCAAAAAAGTTTGATGAGTGCATAGTTGTAGAAGGAAGTTTAGATTGTGCAAAGGTGATTCAAGCTGGTTATAAAAATTGTGTAGCAACACTTGGTGCGAAGGTGTCAGAGAATCAGTCATCTATGTTGAGAAAATGGTTTGATAAAATAATTATTTTTTCTGACAGAGATGACGCTGGAGATGCCATGTGTGATGCTATAATTAGATCTTGCGAAGGCAAGGACTTGAGTCGCATGATCATTTCAGATCATGTAAAAGACCCATGCGAAATGTCCGAGCAGGAAATACAAAAATCATATCAAAACAAACAAACAATTATTGGAGGTAGGTAGGAAATGTTTCAATCATTAAAAACACTAAAAGACTTAGAGAAGAATATTCCGTCACAAAGCGCGTCGGGTACAAAGAAGTTTTTCACGATCTCATCGGGTGAAACTTTTAAGATTCGCTTCCGTCAGGAATTGACAGAAGATTCAAAAAACTTTGATGAGCAAATCGGTACAGCAATCCCTGTACCAGTTGTTACATCGCCGATTAACTGGAAGTGGCGTGCAGCCTCAACTTCTGGGCTTGAGAAGTTCAATTATCGTTGCTGGGCTAGTGAGCAGGTTACAAAGGATGGTCGTTGGAGACCAAAGACTCACTTGCTTATTAACGTTGCTATTGAGACTGAGCCTGGTACTTGGGAACCGCGTATTATTGACACTACGTTTAATCAACGTCATATTGGTTTAATCTTGATGGAGTACGCAAAGGAGTTCGGTTCTATTACTGATCGTTACTACAAGTACTCGCGCACTGGTTCTGGTGCTCAGGATACTAATTACACTTTGATTCCGTTGGATCAGTCGCCAATGCCAGATAATATTAAGTCTTTGCCAGTACATGACCTTAACAGCGTTTACATGACTTTGCCTTATGCAAAGCAGGAAGCGTTCTTCACTACAGGTGAAGTTGCTAAGGACAGTTGGTAATCAATTAGTCATAGCAAGGGGTGGCTATATGGCTACCCCTTGCTATCTAGTTAAGGAGATTTATGGGTAACAGTTCTTATGAGGGCAAAGAGTGGTCAAGTTTTTTTGTTCAGTCTGTTAGCGAAAGTATTAAAAGTGTTTTAGATATTGGTGCTGGTCAAGGTACTTACTATCATGTATTGAATAGGTATATACCTGAGACTGTTTGGTCTTGCGTTGAGGCTTGGCAGCCTTATATTGATAATTTTGGTTTAAAAAATTTTTATACTAATATATACAATGAAGATGTTAGAACGTTTGATGTTTCAGGGCACTTATATGACTTAGTAATTGCTGGAGATGTTTTAGAGCATATGTCTAAAGATGAAGCTCTTGCAGTCTTTGCTAAATTTAAATCTATTTGTAAATATTTTATTATTTCTATTCCTATTATTAAATGGCCTCAAGATGCAATTAACGATAATAGTTATGAGATCCATGTCAAAGATGATTGGTCACACAATGAAGTCATGGAATCTTTTCCTGACGTAATAAAGTTTTATTGTGGACAGCAGATCGGTGTTTATGTTTTAAAAGGTGATTTATGAGCAATAAAGTTATTGCCCTTGATCTGGATGGAGTCCTGACAGATATTAGCAAACAACTTGTTCAGTATGC